TCAAATTCTTCAACATAATCTTTTGCCAACTGTTTTCTTTGTCTTTTTGGAAAAACATCTAAGTGATTTCCACCATAAGACCGAACATATCGTTTTGCTCCATCATCTATCAAGTACATGAAAGCTTTTTGTGCTAAAGTTTTACGATATCTATTCTTTTTCTTCTTTTTTGACAAATTCTTTAGTATTGGCATATATCTTTGACGATATAAACTCGAATCGTTGTCAATATAGAGTTTTAACTCCGTCATTTCCTCAGAAAGACTGGCCTCTGTTAATAAATCTGTAAGTTTTATCACTAACTTTTCCTCATCATAATTTCGTGTCTTAAATCTTCAAGTTTTTTAATCCACACCGTTAACTTTTCAATCATGTAGTTTTTATCGACATCTTTCTTCTGTATTTCAGTATGCCATCTTTTTAGCATCGTTGAAATACTGAACAAAGAGTCCATAAAAGACTTTCTGTTCTGTTCGAATGACATAATCTTTAATGTAGTTGACCAACTTTGTTAGCTAAATTAACTAATCTCTCACTTATTTTACTTAAAGCTTTATGTGTGTTCTTCCAATATGACCTTGAGTCAACATTTAACTCATTTTTTAATTTGACATTATATTTGACAACTCGTTCTAACTCTGTGAGATTATCACGAGTTTCTCTCATTGCCATTCCAATTTTTTGCTTGGGTGTCATAGAGTCATCATTTCTCCAAGCGTGATATCTACCCTCATTTATATGAGGATTTTTTTGTTGTGTTTTATTCCAACTTTTGATTAATTTATCAAGTGGAATAAGACCTTTTGAATATGCTTTATCTATAATTTTTCCGTCTGTTTTATCACCAGTTGACCTATCCATCATTTTAATTACATCTCTAACTTCTCTTGAGAATTTTAAATAAGCTTGGTCAAATTTATCTACTATTTTATTGGCGAATTTTTTTTGACCTTCATTTACGGATTCTTTCCTCAACTTCGGGTCTTTTGGTTCAAAGTTATCCGTACCAATGGTAGGATCACTATGACCACCATTATATCCAGCCTTCTTTTTCTTTTTACCTTTTTTATTACTACCTTTAAATGCATGTGGTGTTTGATACTCACCACCAGCAGTTGCAGTAGAGTTGGCTTCGTCTAATTCTTGTTTGATTAACTCTCGAACAAGTTTACGAAATAAATCTTCTTTAAGCCGTGACATTGTGTAGTTCCTTGATGAGTTCGTAATACCTCATTAATGACACAACTTGTTTATCCTTAACTATTTTACCTTTTTTTATACCATCTACTTGTTTAATGGCTTCTGTCAATTTGATTTTTGTAATATCATCATTAACTCTTGGTAAAATTTTAGTAAGAATTTCTTTGACTTTTTTGACTTCACTATTAATAAATTCTCTTAGTGAATTAGTATTGGAAATATTATTGATATACTCTTTTAATAGGTTTCTTTGCATAGAATTTAACTTCTTATACTTACCATTAAAATTATCTACCATTAATTGATAGGAAAGTAATCTTAAATCTTTATCTTCACCTTTGAATTCAGAGATAACTTGACTCTCTGTATTTTTTGGTTTCGTTTTATTACGAGTAATATGCTCTATAATAGAAAAGTTACTTTCTACTTCTTCGGTGGGATCAAAAACATTAGTAGTTTCTACTACAAATGTCTTATAAATAGAAGCAAATACCTTATAATTAGGTATCCTTGCCCTAAAGAAATCTTCCACTTTATAATTCTTCTTAATCTCTTTAATTAAATTATACTTTTCAGTACGAAGTTTCTTATTTTGTAATTTTTGTCTTGCTCTCACAACAGCATCAATTAATTTTTCAGCTTTATGAGTTGAATTATAATTTTCTTTTAGCAAAACTTGATACAATTGGTTTTCTTTACCAAGTTCTGTATTCTCGTTAAAGAATTTTTTTAACATCTCAACCGATTTACTCTTTTCATCACCATTCATTACGTCAACAGTGATCTGACGGGATATTAATTCAAAAAGTATTCCCGTATTCTTAATCTTTGAGTGCTTTATATGTTGGGCCATAGTTTATGCTCCTAAATCTATATAGTTCTTCATCTATAAATATAAAAACTTCTAATAATTCATCATTTAAGTATCACTTTTAGTCGATGATACTTCGTTTTTATATTCTTCTTCCACATCAGTAGTTTCCGTTATTATTTTTTGTTCTTCCTTACTGACTTTACCTAAACTTTTCTTTAATTTATCATAATGTGCTAATGCAAGTCCGTATTTAGGACTTCCACTACTACCTTTTCGTCTATCATGACTACCAAGTGGATCACGACCTCTCACACTTGAATCCTTTCCGTGTTTAGGACCCTCTTTTGGACGACCACTTCCTGGCCACCCATCTTCTGGCATTTCCAAATCTAATTCTCTACTTGTTCTTGCTGTTCTTGCTCCTGGTGGTTGTGGTCCAGGTACTCCTGGCATTTGACCTTCTGCTCCACCAGCGTCCATCATTGCTCCTTGTGTTCCGATGGCTTCGTTACTTTGAACTGGATCATTTCCTTCCATTTCAATCTGTGACCATCTAAACTTTCGTTTTTGGTCTTTTAGTAATCCAAGTCTAACTTCTTCTTTTTCTTCTTCTGTAAATTTAAATACATTATCATAAATCCATTCTGTATCTGCTATTTTAGCGTCCATCATCGATTGTGCTAAACTTTGTTTGTTATTCCACAATTCAATTTTTTCTTCTTCATATATAGTGGATGGATTTTTTAGATTTAACTCAAAATTAACAAGTTCTTGGTCTGTATATCCTTGTGCATATAAATGAACTATTGCTATCTTATGTAATTCACTAACCACAATCCTCTGTATTCTTTCAATTGTTCTTGCAAATCTAACATCTTCTGCTGCTAAAGTTGCCTTACTACCTACTGCTTCATCATACCCAAGAAACGCCTTTGGAACTTTTAATGCGGCCATTAACTTGTTTCTCAAGTACTCAATATCTTCTACTGCCTCATAAGTAAGTCCTGCTAAACTATCAATTTGTGTTCCACTATCTCCACCACGAACAGGTAAAAAGAAATCTTCTGTGAGATTTTGAATATTATATTTTAAATTGTAATCACCAGTTGTGGTATCAATAACAGGTGCCTTCTTCATCTTGTTGATTATCTTCTGCATAAAGTTTTCAACTTCGGCTGGTGGTATGTTTCCAATATCAATTTTAAATACTCTCTTTTCAGGTGCTCTCATAATTCTATGAATTAACATAGCATCTTCCATTAATGAAAGTTGTTTCCAAATCTTACGACCACCTTCAATCATACCTTTACCATAAGGTAAGAAGTTTGAATCTGATAATAACCTAAAATGTGCTATTTCATAATTTTCTAATTCTTTATGACCTGCCATTGCAGAACTATGTCGTGTTTCTCCATCCTCAACTATAAATCTTGTTAAATATGGATTCTCTGGATCTTCACCCTCTACACGAGTAACATCATATGCTGACATTGGAACTACATTAGTAACACCATACTTCTCTTTAATATCTAAAAATAAATAAAAATCTCCATACTTACATAAATTTCTTACCCAAGGCCATAGATTAAATTCTATATTTAATATATCATAAAAAAGATTATGTAAAATATCGTGAATATTTTCATTATCTGAATTAATTTCTAATATTTTACCATATTCATTTTTCATTGTTGACTCGTCTGCGTATACATCAAGTGCACTTGATATAATTGCGTCATTATCCATTTCTTCATAATCTCTAAACAGAGCCAATCGTTGAGCCTGAAAACTAATTGCCTGAGATGCTCCATACCCACCAGTTGTCATATTGGTGTGTAGTCTTGACCATCTATCTACAAGTCCATTTCTTTGTTTTTGTTGAACTTTATCTGTATCGGCAATCTTTAACTTTCTACCACCTGCATGTCTTACGATTACATTGGTGGAAAAAAGTCTTTGTAGTCTTGCTCTTAAACTTGTTTTTGCCATTTTATCCTCTTATTATTTTATTAACCAAGTTAAATCCTCTTTGGTATTTCCAGTTTCCATCATCCAATCATCTGATTTATTTTCTTCTGCTGTATATACCACATCGTAATCTAACATTTTATTTAGGACTGTTTTTTGTAAGGCAATTCCTTCTGAATTTAATCTCAGTGCAGTATCTCTTACCCACAATCCAATTGCTAAACTCATTGCAAGGTCATCATTGTATCCCTGCATTGCTTCAGCTCTATTATTATTCCATATAAAGACAAATAACTCATCAATCAATCTGTCCGAATGAACGATTACAGATTTTTCTCTGAAGTATTCCTCTAATTTTGCTATTACTAATGGTCTTGTTTTCATTG